GGGCTACACCTGCCCGACCAACCCATCATCCTCATGCTAGACGAGATCGGTAAGTGTAATCGCTCAGTGATCCTAGCCTGTAACCGCATCATGCTCGAACGTAAGCACAGCGGGTATGAGTTACACCCTGACAGTATTGTGTTCGCTACTACTAACCTAGGTTCCGAAGGGTTAGGCGACCTGCTACCTGCACACACCCGCAATCGCATTACCGTAGTGACCATGCGTAACCCTGACAACATGGAGTTCATCGAGGACTTCGGTATCAACAACGACCTCGACCCTGCGCTGCTTGGTTTCTGTAAGGAGAAGCCCGAGCTATTCCACAGCTTCGAGCAGTACGAGAACCCAGACGAGAACCCTTACATACCTCACCCACGCAGCAACCGTGCTGCCTTTACTACCCCACGCTCACTGCACAGGGCTAGTGACATACTCAAAATGCGCCACTTGCTAGACGACACACAGCTGTCCGCTGCCTTGATAGGTACGATAGGTGACCGCGCTGCGCTAGACCTCGCTGCGTTCATTGCACTGGCTGACAAGCTACCAACCCGCGACCAGATAGAGAACGACCCGATGAATGCGCCTGTACCTGACAGCCCTGCCGCTGTGTGTATGGTGGTGTATCGAGCACTGGCAACTATCGAGCGCACATGGGTAGACCCTTGGCTGACTTACATGAACAGGTTATCCAAGGAGGCACAGGGCTTGTTTGTTAACGGAGTGCGTGCACCCAAGTACAGCCGACGTGACTACGTGGTGCAGAACAAGAAGTTCCAAGACTGGTGCATGGCTAACAACTACATGTTCAGTGCTGACAAGTAAGGGGGAAAGACTAATGGCTACATTTGACGCAAGGACAGGAATGCTAGTAGACGAGTGGTGCGTGGACGACGTGTTACAACAACGCCCCGACCTTAATTGGGAACAAGCGAGCGACGTGCTTGGATTCATGGCAGAAAAGTTTGACGCCAACATCGGTATCAACTGGAGCGTTATAGATTTTGCTGCTGAGTACTTATACCCCGAGGAGGATGAATCATGCTAGCAATCAACACGCAACTCACAGCCGAGCAACGGCTGTCTAAGAACATCACCGCCATCATGGGGCACGAAAGATACATAGCTCTCGCAGGTGTACTGATGATCGGCAACAAGGGTATCAAGGACGACTGCCCAACTGCTTACACTAACGGACGCGATGAGTATTACGGACGAGCGTTTGTCGATGACCTGACTGACCCCGAGTTCCGAGGTCTTATCCTACATGAGAACTACCACAAGTTATTGAGACACTTGATTACTTGGATGTGGATGTTTATGGAGAACCCTAAGCTCGCCAACATGGCATGTGACTATGTAATCAACCTGATTATCTATCTTGAAAACCGTGACGGCTTCGCAGTCTTACCCAAGGGTGCCCTTCTCGATGAACGCTTTGCTAACATGAGTGCGGCGCAGGTCTACAAGATACTGAAACAAGAACAGGAAGATAACCCAGACGACAGCGACCAAGGTGAGGGTGAAGGTAACGGTGCAGGGCTAGACGAGCACGACTGGGAAGGTGCGCAGGAGATGGACGCAGACGAACAGCGTGAGCTAGCACAAGAGATCGACCAAGCTATACGCCAAGGTGCGCTGACCGCAGGTAAGGTAGGTAGTGGAGGTAACCGAGCTATCGATCAACTGCTACAGCCCGAGGTTAATTGGCGCGAGGTGCTGCGTGAGTTCATTACAGAAACGTGTCGAGGTAACGATGACAGCACGTGGAGACAACCTAGCCGACGACACATGGCTATGGGTATCTTGCGACCCAGTGGTATTACCGAACGTGTGGGCGAGTTAGTCATTGGCATAGACACGTCGGGAAGTATTGGACAGCAAGAACTAACCAAGTGCCTGAGTGAGATCAAGGGTGTGTGCGATACAGTAAGGCCCGAATCCGTTCGCATACTGTACTGGGATACTAAGGTGTGCAGCGAGGAAGTATACGGTGATGTGGCAGGTGCCTGTGGCTCTCTCGAACAGCTTACACAAACAACTAAACCCAAGGGTGGTGGAGGTACTAACGTGCAGTGTGTGCCCGACCATATACAAGCTAACAACATCAACGCACAGGCAGTAATCGTGCTGACTGATGGTTATCTAGGTGGTGACTGGGGTGCTTGGACTATGCCCCTGCTGTGGGGAATCTTAGATAACAAACACGCTCAACCTACAATCGGCAAGACGTTACACATCAACCTATAACTGACAGGAGCAACACCATGAGAAATAAAATAGAAACCATATTCGGATTTGACGCATCACTTAACCGCGAGATGGAGGACAGCTATTATGCCCCACAAATGGCAGATGAGTTAGCCGTGTTACAGAAACGTGTTAAGAAGTCTCACCCATTCGCTAAGTTCAGACACACCGCAGACGACGCGTTAGCTATACAACTTAGTCCCCAGAGTATGTGCTTCGATGCCAAGGTATTGTGGGACAAGGATGCCTACATAGTTATGACTGTAAGCACCCGCCGCGAACGCGAACTACCCTACGCCGACTTGGATAGGTACGGCATCGCCTACAGTGATAGAAGTTTCACTAGCCTAACCAGAGACCTAGCCCGCGCGACTAAGCTAGTCAAAGATACCAAAAGCGCGACAAGTGAGCGTGTGTTAGAGAAAGTTATGCAGGGAACCATAGACCCCTTTGGTCGAGGTCTTAAGCAAGCCCAAGAGAAGTTAGACACCTTACAACGTGACGTGTTCAGCTCAATGAGAAACTCCGTAAGCAATGAGGCGCTGCTCGAATACTCCTTAGCTACTATGGAACAACGCCCAGTACGTGCTGACATACGACACCAAGTTGAGGACTGCACTAACAAGTACCTAGAGAGTAAGCGGGACTTAGGTGACTCTGTTGCTGCGTGCGATGGGCTACAGACTCTCTCTATATACAAGCTAAAGAACATAGACAAGGTGTTCTACCACTACAGAGACACGACCGCAGGTGAGATGCAGCGCGTCAAGCACGTAGACGATGTAAACAAGTTACCCCAAGAAGTTCTGGCTAAGCTGTCTGTGCTGCAAGCTACAGGTATAGATGCGATGGAGAACGTAGGGTATTCGTATGACACTAAGGTGCTGACTAGTATTGGCTGCGTGAGGAGAGACGCGAGCGACTATGACTTTGTTGAAGACGCTATGTGTGTATACGTCTCGCCCGAAACAATGACGGAGGTAGAAGCCCTTGCCGAATACTAACGCACCGCTATCACCAGACAAGTATACCTACCGAGTCGAATTCATTGGGGGTGCAGCTAGAGTGCAGTGTTTTGGTATACCCATACACACATACGCAGAGTTCGAGAAAGAGACAGTGTTACCTGTTGCTGACTTGCCTGACTGGATAACACGACGTGTTGCTGTACTGTGCACCATGTCATACGAACCTCCTACCGAGTTTGTTAATAAGATCGGTAGGAGGATAGACAAATATGTTTACTGGATATTTTACGAAGGAGAAGATAATGGCGTTGACACCGGAGAAGAAAGTTAAAGATAATGTAGTAAAACAGTTGAAACAGCTTGGAAGTCATGTATATTATTTCTTTCCGGCAACAGGTGGTTACGGACGTAGTGGCGTGCCTGACATAGTTGGATGTTTTAACGGAAAGTTCTGGGCAATAGAATGCAAGGCAGGTAAGAACACAACGACTGCATTGCAGGACAGAGAACTAAACGCCATACGTAGTGCACGAGGCGAAGCGTGGGTAGTCAATGAAGATAACGTCGATGCTATAGGTACGATGTTTAGAAAGTTTTTATAACCGAAGTAAACCCCTATGGAGGGAGCGATATGACTGTACGAAAAAGTAAAGTAACAATCGATAACGTAGAAAGTTTGCGTAACAATTTATCTGCGGTATTTGATTCATTGCGAGACGGAGATATAGCGCATAAAGAAGCTAAAGAAATCTCTAACTTAGCAGGTAAGATGATTAACTCAGCTAAAGTTCAGCTTGATTATCATAGCTTACGCAAAGATGAGAACTTTAAAATAAACTTCTTGCACTCTAAGGATAAGTAGTAATGGAGGTAAGGAAATGTTGCGGGTGTGGTAAAACACACCCACTTACTAAAGAGTTTTTCCATGCAAGCCGAAAAGAAAAATCAGGGTATGGATACTGCTGCAAGGTTTGTGTTAATACGAAGAACAAAGAAAAAAAGTTAGCAGAACGTCTTAACTCAGAAAAGTACAAAGTTAAAATGCAAGAAGCTGCTACAGGTCTGCGCGAATGTAAAACTTGTGGGGTAGAGAAAGAACTTACTTTGTTTCAAGCTAGCAGTTATACAACAGTCGATGGAACTTGCAAAACAGCTAGGAAAAGAGTATGCAACATCTGTAGGCAAGTTGAGCGCAATGGCGGTAGACCCTCTAAGCCTAAAGTAGGCGCGTCTCAAACACTTGTTAAGGTAAAAGGAAAAACTTATAAGCAGTGCAGTACCTGCCAAGAAAGTAAAAAACTCGAAGCGTTTAACAAAGATAGAAACGCACTAACGGGCTACGCACACTATTGTAGGAACTGTGCAAACGAACGTAAAAAGAAAGATTATGCGACAAGACCAGAAACACGTATTGTAAAGCGGGCTTGGGATGCTAAGAATAAAGCAAAAGTTAGAGCGCAAGAAAAAATAAGACACCAACGATACTATGCCAAGCCAGAAGTAAAGGCACGGCGTGAGGAGTGGTATAGAAAGTGGGTGTTACGTAACCCAGAAAAAATAGAAACGGCTTCTAAAAAACGTGCAGGAGAAATAACTGACGCCTATGTAGAACACTTGCTGTGTTCTGGCGGGGGTGGGAAACGTATACCCAAAGCACAATGGCCTGAAATACCACAAGAACTTATTGAGGTTAAAAGAATGCACCTTAAGTTGCTCAGAGCTATTAAAGAAAAAGGATAGAGGCAGAAAAATTTAGGTTGTAGTAAGAGTTAGGGTTGATTTGTCCCCTACTCGATGTCCCAGTGGGCGGTGGGCATATTCAGCAAAACACCCTCAGTTAACGATCACATATACGGTACTGAACCTTGAGTTTTGTATTTCCTACGTGATGCGTTGCCGAAGAAACCGCGCTAAGGTTAGCCGTGCGAAGCTAGCAAGTTGAACTGAATAGGTGGGGATACTTGTTAGTGGGACACGCACTAACTAAAACAAACTTAAGGAGGAAACACCGTGAACGGTGAATCGTTCTACGTGGATATAGACGGAGAGCAGTGGCAGTACATGTTGGTGACTGATCCAGAAGCTGCACTGTACTGGCAACCGTCGAGCTACAAACTAAAACTAAGCGACATCAAGATCGCAACTAAATGTTCGCCCGAAGATCGCAAGAGACTAAGGCGAGAAATTCTAAAAGATATACAGGAGGATGATAATGGACAATAGAGACAGAGTAATGGTTGAGTTAGACGCGTACCTTGATACTTTAGAAGAAGATTACGTAGACCCTGCCGAGCGTAAGCGAGAGATGGCGGAACGTGCGGCGGATGAAGCTATGTCTACGTGGTTTGAAGAATAACAGATACCAGTATCTTAGGAAAAACACATGACAACTAAACAAGATTTACTCAAACTTGTAGAAACTTTAGACGCCGAGATAGAAGAGAATACTAAGGCGTTAAAACCGCCTACGCTTAAAGCCAGAATAGCGGAGTTTATATCCCATAGGACAAAAACGTTTAAGCTAACGAAAGCACAAAAGAAAGCGCAACATGCCTTATGGAAAAAAGAACTGGAAGAACTACCTAAACTGCGTGCCGCACGCAAAGCCAAAGCCGAGAAGCTACGGGCTAGAAAAGAAAGAGTGCTAAAAGCTCTTAGCGTTTGGATAGACGCAGGGGATGTAATAGGGAGCTACGAATGAAAGACTATAGAGTAGAAGTAAAAGTAAAAAACAACTACTTGTTTTCGATGATGAAGTCTTACGGTTTAAGCAATGGGGCTGAATTGAGTAGAGCTAGCGGCTTAGACCAAACGTCTATAGGCAGGGTACTTAATTTAAAAGCACCGGCCCTTACTAAAGCAGGAAAACCAACTGCAACTGCACAAACCCTTTGTGATTTTTTTAGTTGCAGCGTGTACGACCTTTTCCCACCACAACATATAAACGACCCCCTACAAACTAACTCCGGTTCAATAGAAGCCAACATGGCTGAATTAACCTCTAGCAACTTATTAGCAGGTGGAACTGACCCCTTACAAATAGTAAGCGACGGTGATGCGGTAGACCTTGTGGCGGCAGCGGTAGGAAAATTAACTAGCAGAGAGAAAACAATAGTCGATGCCCGCTTTGGATTAAACGGTGAGGGAGAAAAAACTTTAGTCCAAATAGGAAAAGAACTTAATCTATCGTCCACTAGGGTTAGGCAGATAGAACAAAAAGCAATGAGAAAACTTAGGACTAATCCCACAGCTTCTTTAGCTTACGCACACAGTGACGAGGCAGGTGAGCATAGAGAAGAAATAATAATCCAAAACGCAATGGCTATTGCTAAGGGAGCGGCAAGGGCAGACGCAAAACGAAAGCAAGAGATGAAAGAACGGATAGCTTTCAGGGAAAAAGTAAAAAAAGAAGCAGAAGAAAGTTGGAACAGAAAATTAAAAGCTCTCAAAGAAGAGCTGGGCGAGAATTTTTGAAAAATAGAAACAAGCAGAGAAGGAAAAAAGAATGCTGACACCAAGCGGGCTGAGAGACATAGCCAAGAACAAGACCCTTACAACGGAAGAGACGGGCGAAACGACTAGCGCCTTAGACAGACAGACTGGCGGCAACCACTACAAGAACATGGTAATCCAACCTGCTGAGTACGCAGAAAAGAACGGTTTGTCTTTGCTCGAAGGTAATGTGGTTAAGTACATATCCAGATGGAAGTTGAAGGGAAAACCGCTAGAAGATTTAACCAAGGCGAAGCACTGCATCGACTTATTGATTGAATTGCACGAGGTAGAATGAAAATAACTATAGAGGTTGACGGCACCGATGCCGAAGAACTTATCGCGTTAATACAACGTGTTACTGATGCGGTGGAGAAGCTAGAAGACATCCTTAAGGAGTTTGAAGATGAGTAACTTTACCGACCCAATGGCTGCGCTAGAAGAAGCGGAGTACTTAGCTAAAGAAGAAAAACGCACAATGTGTGTTGTCGAAGTCGAACCCAACATGATTGTCGTGGTCTCAAAAAGAGAAGCCCTTGGCATGGGTAAAATAATACTAGAAACCTGTGTACCTTTTGAAGAAAACTTTAATGTTTACGACTAATAACGTGGAGATAGGATGAAAAATGAGAAGCTAGTTATGTCAGTTGTCGCAATGATTTTATTTGCGATTAGTATGTTTTTTATTTGGACGCATTTCGTGCCAGAGCCTGTCACTATTCCAGAAGTAGTAGAGGAACCCATACCAGATGTAATTATCAAAGTGGACAACGTGGGATGCCACATAGCAGAAGTACCTGTAATAACTTATTACGTTGCAACAGACACCGCCCGCGTCCGCGTTACTATTGAATGCGATAGCGACA